ATCGATCATGTTCTCTTTCTTTTTTTGTTGGTAGTCATTTTCTTTTTTTCTGCTAACTTCTGACGCGCCTGTTGAAGCCCACCAATGGATAGATTTCGTCGAGTGAATTGATCAGCTTCCATCTCGAATGGGCGATTGCCAGTCTGAAATGGTTACAAATTGTGTCATCATATGACACACGCAACAACATCGGATTCGGTCGCACCTGACGATACAACTCCAGGAAAAGTTTCATGGACAAATCCCGTCCAGTCACGGGGTGTCGAGGTCTGAATCCCATCAAGACCCGACGCAACTCTTTTCCGATATGCTTTTCGAGTTGACCTGTATTGAAATGATGTGATTTTGAGCCGATTTTGATCCATGTTCCACGAGGTTCGCGGACCTCCCGGAATGTGTCTATGTTGTTGGAGTTGCTCATACTAATGGATAAGATTTTTTTTACAATCGCTAGTTCAACAACAAATGGTCAATGACATCATCCATGCGGCGATCCAGTGCGTGTGTGTGTACCGCGAACGCGTTCGAGAAGACAGACCGAATGGTCCTCTCGCGTACGGTCTTTTTCTGGTTCTTTGATTTCATCGCTCGAGCGTCCGTGACGGTTGCGTCCCTGATGCGACCCATGAGCGGATTGAGCACGGGATTGTGGACGATACTGTCCAGCGAATCCGCGTGCACTGTGGCAACGATGCGCACGCCTCTGGAAGCTGCTGAACACAGGGCTTCAGCATCCGAGAATGTCATGATTTCGTCGACGATGATGGTGTCTGGCGTATGATTTCGTACAGCTTCCATGATAGCGTCGTGATGAGACTGCATCGGTCCTGCCATCAAACACCTGGTGAGAATCCCGAGATCTGCACCGCCCGAGCTGAAGCCCCCTATCTCTCCGGAATGATCCACGACCATCACGCGCTGTCGCAAGACATCTGATGCGTATTTCGCACACCGTCGCAACATGGTTGTCTTACCCGTTCCCGGTGGTCCGTAGACCAACATATTCGCTACCGAGTCCGAAATGGCGTGCTGTACATCCACGGGTGGCGGTACGATATCGTGATTCGCGATTCTCCACGTCAACCCGTGAATATGTCCCGCGGGAGTATCCATTCTCGACAATCGATCAAATGGTCGGTGTTGTCCGATCCCACTCCGTTTTGTTTTTGACGCCATGTCCTCGCATCGCAGCGATGCCTGGACCGCAGCATCCCAGATACAACTGAGGTCCTGTGCCGAGACTCCGTCAATTGGAAACGCAAAGTAATCCTTGCTCTGAAATACAACCAACGGCGGTTTTCCTGCATCGAGAATGATATCCTGAACGACAGAATCTTTGTCGTTCAGAAGCTTTTGGATGTCCATGGTCGTCTTCTGTCCGACGGCTCGTTCCAAGGCCGTCTGAAAGGTCGCTCCTGGTCGAGCCACCGAGTGTACGGCCGCTGCGCGCGACTGTCGGGCGAGCGACTGTGGAATCGCTCGGGCATACATTGTTCAAAAAATTAAAATGTAGGTAATTCTCACCATGAAACCAGAACAAGCTCTCAACCAAACCATTCTTAGGGTCCTTGGAGAATCCACGGGGTGCAACACAGAGGCGCATGTTCAAGCATTTCAAATGTTGCATTTACCGAGTAAGGTCCACTTCTGCGTGTCCTTAGTACAAGATCCCGTGCACGAGCACATGATGCTATCCTTTTTGTTCTGAACGTCCTTCATCCAGACGCGAGTGGGTAATGCCGACGGAGGTATTTTTCCGACCACGCGGTACGACCCTTCCAAAAGCCCGTCGTCGAGCCCGACATACGAAAAGGCGGTCCAATGGACATCCACGAGGAACCCGTACGTATTGACGTTATCACACGACGAATCGTTTCGATTGCAGATATCTACGACGTGGATCAGAACCGATTTGTTGGGACTTTTGAATGCGTCGCATTGGACCTCGAGGACACTGTACATGTACTCGGCCGCGTGGTTCTGGTGTACGGCTCCTGCGAATACGGGCTTGCCTTCGAACGTCATGTTCGTATACTCGAAGAGGTCGATTCCCGAGAAGCCGACGCCGTTATCGTCTTTTTTCGAGTTCGGTCCTCCCTGCCCATAAAACGTGATGCCCGTGGTTTTGAAGCCTCCGGAGACGGGACCAGAAGACGACTTCAAATCGACCGGGTTTGGGGTGCTGCCTTTCTGCGTGAGCACGAGCACGAGCACAACGATAATGACGCTGACGAACACGGCGCTGCCCAGACCGCCAAGGAGCACGAGAGGAAGTAACTCGTCCATTGGTGTGGACCAAGATCATTTTTTTCGAATGACCATGCCGAGGATACCGAGCACGCCCAGCGTGATCACGAGCATGACCATCACTTGTCGGATGGTCCACGGCATGTGTGGACGCACGTGACAGAACCGCATGGCGCTCTGTACCGCACTCTCGATGGATGTGAACGGATACCGACTTGTTCCGTTGACGATACCGACCATCGCCAGTCCTTGGACCTGGGGGTGGACGCTGGGTATTGTCACGTCCGTCCCAGGTGTGTGCATATACGCGTGCTCCCCCTCGGGTGTGGGTACCACCTGCATGAGGTTGTCCCTCGCTTGTCGCGTCAGCGGGAGCTGCCTGACAATCTCGGCCACGACCTCGTCAGATGATGACTGTCTCGCCGAGATCTTGGTTCGTGGAGACGGGTCGTGTACCCTAGTGATGGCCACCGAGAGAACTCGAGTCATGGTTCCCCGTTCGATGTGTCCCAAATCGATATAAATGAGTCCCCATGGCGTATCGATAAACCCGCTTTCGGGTTTGAGGAGGGGGTAGTTCCCCCTGTGAAAGTGGAGGGCGTACGAATCATACGAAATGTACGCGGTCCTCTCGGCGACATCTCGGAAATCCACCAACCCGCTGGCCCGCAGAATCGATGCCATCGGTTTGGGCGGCACACACAGAAGCACTGCCGTTCCGGCGAGAAATGTGGCACCATCTCGAGTTCGTACACCAACGGCGCGACCACGATGTACCAACACGGTCCGCACGTGGGTGTGTGATCGGAGCGTGGTTCCGAACCTCGTGTGCAACGATTCGGTGACTCGATTCCAGACGCTGGTATCCAATGAGCGTTTGGGAACGTAAAAACGACCGAGACTGTGAAAATCGAATCCAGCGACAAATTGGTCCACGCGGTACGCGTCGCTTCCGGCACCGTCACTGAACCGGCACACGGTATCGAACAACCGGCGTTCCTTCGGGTCCACCACGTTCCATTTGTCCAAAAACGTCGACACGGATTCTCCCTGAGGAATGAAGAGCATGTAGGTGATGGTCGCCAACGTGAGTCCCACAAGGGCCCGCCAGCTCATCCATTGGTACCATCGTGCACCGTCTATGTGGTCGGGTGCGTACTGCACGGGACGAAACGCCTCGGACCACTCGATCCCGTGGGATTCCAGAAACCGGCGAGTGTTCACGAACGATTCGCTGTACACTCGAGGACCGTGCTCGCAAAACAGGCCCTCCCTGTCCCTCTGGACCTTGTGGCACCCACCCCAGGAATCACGTTTCTCAAGGATGATCTTCGTGCCCGGAAGGTATGTCGCGCATGCGAGGGCCGTGGGTCCTCCTCCTACAATCACGTAGTCGTAGAGCATATGATGAATGTCCTGGATAATATTCTCCAAGAATGAAATCTTGGAGAAAACAAGTCGAACACAAACAAACAATGACCACCACACCCGGGGATGCCGTCTTCGCCATCAAGAAATACGACCCAGTCAAGGCGCCCGAGCATCTTGTTGTCGTGTCCATTGCCAAGCGTCGGTCGGGAAAATCATTTTTGCTGAGGGATTTTTTGTACAACCATCGCCATCGATATTTTGCGGGTATCGTCATGTCGGGAACGGAAGAGGGAAACAGATTTTACGAACGTGAGGTGGGCATTCCAACGCAGTTTATTTACAACGATTTCGACGAAGATGCGTTGCAGCGTGTGGTCGATATGCAACGTAAGATGACTGTCGAGGGCACGGTCAAACCCATTTACGTTATCCTGGACGATCTGGCGTTCGACAGGAAGGTGTGGAGCAAACCGCTTATTCGGCAGCTTCTGATGAATGGTCGTCATTGGAAAATAAGCGTGTACATCACCCTCCAATACTTCCTCGAAGTCAGTCCTGCGTTTCGTGCGAATATCGATCTGATCGTCCTCTTAAAAGACAATCTTCATCGGGAGCGATTATATAAAACTTTTTTCCAGATGCTCCCGAATTTTGCGACGTTCAATAGTATCATGGACCGGTGTACGGAGAATTATAAAGCGTTAATTCTCGATAACGCGAGCAACAGCACCAAACTGAGCGAATGCATTTATTGGTACAAGGCCAAGGAGCGTCCTCCGTTCCGGATCGGGCACTCGATGACGTACGAATACTCGACAACTGTCAAGAAGAAGAAGAAGAAGAAAACGAGCGACGTACATAAGGGTAACGTGTCACTACTCCGATAGCGGAGTCTTTCAGTTACAAAAAGGTACAAAAAAAAGCATTCAATGAAAATTCTACTTTCCGGACCTCTTCCGTATAGTCGGAAGCCCTCCATACCCCCTGGGTCCGGCGACCAATATCATCAAGAGCGAGAGAATCCATATGGCGAGCTTTTTTCCGTTCATGTTGTAATTCAAATGAAGAGTGTGGTCGCATAGCCTGAATTAAAGGTGACCCACGTATATCCGATACAGAAAGCTTTGACAACGATATCGGACGCTGGTTGTTTCAGTTTGATATAGAGATCACCCTCTCTGATATTGCTGAATGTGAAGACTCCGCTGGGTTGTAGGAGACTGGGTTCTAATGCAAAGGAATAGAAAAATACGTTATCGTTTGTGCATCGCGGGGCGTGTTGATACGGTTGGATCAATCGATAATAATCGATGGGTTCCAGCCCTTCGGTGCGGTCGTTTCCGTTGAACCGAATATTCACGCTATCGATGACGTCAAGGTACTGAAAGTACTGTTGGTTCTGTAAATCGCTCGTGCGGTAGGCCGCGAACATGATGGATTTGACGGGAAAATTGATTTCTTTCAATGATACGACCACGGTGTCTGTTGGAATGATCTGATTGAGTCCATTTGTGGAGATCACTTCGCGATAACTGAATCCTTCGGCGTCAGCCACCCGCTCAATCAGCATGGTTTGTGGTTGATTGATGATTCGTTCTTTCTCTTCCTGTTCCAGGAAGACGTACTCTGTGAGGATCGAGCAATCAAGGGAGCGTGGGGGATCGTTGCCGCTGTAGGACGTGACGCAATTGATGAAATCTTCGGTCTCGATTTCCAAATAGAGAGACGATCCCGGTGTTGATATGAGCGGCATAAACGTTTGTCGACCGTGTCGTTTGCTGGTGAACAGTTTGAGTGGAATCAGGATGGTATGTTCTCTATTGATCTGGAGTTGGTTAGGTTGTTCCCCACCAATCATATTCCGGATCGCTCGCCTGGTGCTATCTGTTTCGTATAACTGTTCGTACAAATCATAGTACAATCGTTCGTTGGAGTTCAGCTCCGTGTCATTCAACAGGAGTCGTATGTGTTTGATCAGTATGTAGCCTATATTGGGTTTCCAGTACTCGTCTCCTCGACCGCCACGGTCGAAGAAGCTGGGGAGCCGTATTTCGAGGGTCACGTCACCGAGGAGGTCTCCTCCACGATCGATTTCAACGCGATTGATACTTCCAAACGTGAACGGTGCAAAGGTCTGTTCTTTGACTTCGATTGCACCGCGCGTGGTTCGAAGCACCGGGCTCGTTGTGAATGGATTGCACCCAAGTCTGTTCAGGGTGTACAGCCGCTGGTCTTGTGGACCAAGGGCCATTGTTTGTACCAGTCCCCCGACTCCGGGAGTCTCTCGTCCTTCCTCTCCAGAGGTGTTCATCTACCGTATGCTCGAGAAATCTTTTTCCGACCGAATACTCTCGGAAAAAAACGATGATGAAGATGGGTTCCGTCCAGGAACTTTTTTTGTTTCGGTACATCATGATGATTACGGCGACGATCATCGCGACAGCGATCGTCGCGTTGGTATGTCATCGTTCTCAACGCACGACGATGCCGATGCTGTACTATGTGATAAATATGGACCACGAGACGACTCGGTACGACCGATTTACGGAGCGATACGAAACGGCCGGATTACCGTGGTCGTCATTGATCCGGTTTCCCGCCATTCGCGGATCGGGTATCGACGTGCGACAGTACATGTCTGAATCTGCTCGAACGGAATTCGACGAGATCCAGGATCGTGGATTTCGAACCCAGCACCACCAACTGTCCGCAGGAGCGGTTGGAGTATGGTTGTCACATGTCGGTGTGTGGCGCAGTATCCTCGCGAGCGGTGTGTCCATGGCGATGGTCTTCGAAGACGACGCCATTTTCGATCACACACTCGTCCGTGTTCTCGAGACTATGACGGTCCCTGAGGACGCCGATATCGTGCTTTTGGGTCACCAGTGCATGGAATGTTCGCCGTCGCCCACCAATCCTGAGTGGTATAGAGTCCGCCGATTCTACGAATTGCACGGCTACGTGATCACCGCCCGAGGCGCTCAGAAGGCGTTGGAACGCGTGGGTCCTTTGGACAAGCAGATCGATTCATGGCTCTCGGATCTGGCTGGGTCCGGTCATCTGGTCATGTACGCATCGAAGATCCGGGGACTGGTCCGACAGGACAAATCCTTCCAGACTTCCATCCAGACACCGATCAATCTGTCATCAGAATGACGATGAGGAAGAGGGCGATGAGGACGACGGCGATTTCCTCCAGCCCGAGGTGGATGTGCACCCCTCCACGAGACCCGTTCATGTCTGTGACCATTCTCCGAAGATCCCGGACGATATCGGTGTCCATGAGACGGAGCACGCCTCCTATGCCGTCACGCTCGTAGACTGTGTGGATATACTTGTGGTACGCACCTTGAAGCGTTTCGTTCGAGTCTTTGGTGACGGGTGCATAGGCGCTGCTCGCGTAAGGATTCACGATTCGTGGACTGCTGACCGTGCAGGCTTGATCGATTGGAGCGTAGCGTAGCATGCGGTTGTGGTACTGAAAGATTTTTTTTTCAGTCGGTATACTTGACAGTTTGTCCAAATACGAAGGACGCGATCAATGCGACCATTGTGATGGACAAGGATCTGGAGACGTCGGCTCCTGCGGTCCAGCTAGTCAGCGAGAGCGTCCCAAAGATCCCCAGGAGAAGTTCGGCGATGCCTCCACCCATGGACACGATGAGGATCGGGATGGCACTACCGAGACCGAACGAGACAAAAGATGACAGTCCAGCATGGGTAGCGTTTTCGTGGCGAATATTATTGTCGCGGGCCGTGTGCACGCTCTGGTACTCCGAGAGTCCCATGGACACGGCCCCAGCGAGGGCGGCAGCCATGGATGCGTGGATCATCGTGTCGGTGTGTATGGATGACAACCATAAACTCATGGTCATGACGGTCATGCTCACGATACCGTCGTGAAAGCCCATTGTACTGGCTCGGATGGGTGGATCTATCATCATGATATCATAGGGGTATGTTTTTTTTTACATTACAAGGTGACAACCGTTTTCTGGGCTGCTGCTCCACGTCCTCCTCCACGTCCTCCTCCCCTGCCTCGACCGCGCCCCCTGGTGGCCGTTGGAACGGTCTGGATACGCAGTTCACCGAGATCATCGTCCGACGACGGTTGCCCCCCACCGCTGCTGCTGCTGGAAGGTCCGCTGTCATCGCTCACCACGTCACTGACGCGATCGTCCTCATCGTCGTCGCGTGGTCTCTTGTTGTTGAGATTTCTATCGGACATTTGGGGTGGAATCATGGGATCGGGAACGCCCATTCCCATACTGGGTCCCCGCATGGGAGCTCGTCTCATCGTTTCGGGGCCCCGAGTCGGTACTTGTGACGGCGTGACGTCTTCGACATTTGTCGTCGTCGCCTGCGGTTTGGTGACCGACGGACCACCCATCATCGATTGGAGGAGCTGACCCAATCCTCCTCCTCCCGGTTGGGACAGACTCTTCATCATGGACCTCGTCACGTGGAAGCTCACCGCACTGGATATGAGCATGAGGAGCAACTGCAACTCAGGCGCCATGGCGGCTCGGTCTTTATACTTCTCGTGAATTCGGGTGAGTACTTGATCGAAGGAATCGATATCGTCCTGGACTTGGGACGACCATCCCTTGAGCTGCAGGTCAAAGACAGAATACCTCTCGGTCACCACTTCCAACCCACTGACAGCGAGACACAACATCCGTTTCTGAAAACGCAGCGACTGTGACAGCCCCAATTCGTATTCCACGCGCTTCAATTCGTTTCGAAGCTCGCGAATGCTCGAATCAATGGACAGGTTCCTGTGTACGGGCATTCCATTACGTTTCGCGCGACTCAGTTTCCACAGGATATGACTTTTTTCATCGTCGATCGATACGAAGCCCGGCGACGGGAGATCTTCTGCCGGTCCTTCGTCAACCACAAACTCGTCAGAGCCTCGATCGGTTCCCTCCGTCATACCATCGGACGAACGACCACCATCGGACATCGAGTCGGAATCCGACGACAGTCCATCACCACTGGGCATACCCGTGTACGGAGCACCTGGCGCCACGACTGTCTTCATGGGATTCGCAAACCCGTCCAAAAGTTGGGTTGCCTCCGTTCTCGTTGGGTTTGGTCGACTCAATGGCGGTGGCTGACCGGTTCCAACCAAAGGAATCGACGATGATGGTCGCCCGGATGGTGGTGGTGGTGGTGGTTGTTGGGCGGATGCTGGTGCCCGCGGTTTCTGGATGGAAAAGAGTCCACCGCTGTTGGACGGCTCTCCGACATCGACCGTCTTTGGTGCATCGGCGGACGATATATCAATATTCATCGGTCTGGATTGATGAATATTGAGAATTTTTTCTGGGTCTTTTTTACACAACGGGACCAACTCATTCGTTTAGTGGCGTCATGGCCAGGACGATGATCATCCAGCTCAAGAGCACGTGAGAGCTTTGCAAGGCTCTCGCCAACCGCGTCTTCGGTTGGATATCACCTGTCATCACTGTCGATTGGGTGTGCAAGACATAATACGCCACTGTCGAGACAGACGTATCTGTCCCATATCGCAGATCGAAATGCTCATCAAACCGTATCACCGACGTGTAAATGACCACGTACAAACAAAAGAGGATCGCGTGGTACAGAACGACGTTCCGCAAGAACCGGTTGGTCAGGATCAGTACGGTTGTATCTGTGGCCATGATGTGACATGTGGAAATATTATTAATTTTTCACGGTATGGTGAACGTCGATCAGGGCCTCGAACTGGGCTGGGGTACACCGCCCAATCTCGCGTATGATCTCGCGATTCTTCGCGAGGGTCTTGGCGAACACGCTCCGTTTTCCCACGGTCTCCAATTGGGCCAATGTGAGCCACATGACGTTGCGTTTCTCGATATACAGTCGACCCAACCCCTTCGCGTACAGAAACGACATCATCTTGCGCATATATTTCGGCAGGCTGCTACTGTATGGAATGCTGGTCACGTACATGTAGTACGGGTGCCCGTTTTGCGTGCTTCCAAAGAGCTTGATGCTGCTTGTCTGGAGCCTATTGAGCATTTGTTTCGCGGTGATGCTCATGTGCAGCGTCTCTTCTTCGAATTCTCGAGCTGCCGTATACTCGTGACACCCTCGATCGCTTCGTTCGCACTTCCCCCCGAAATCGCTGACCGAGGTGGGATTCGAGGCATCGTCACTTCCGTGAATATCTTCGCCCACCAGGAACATGATTTGGTTGCCCAGCCATGCTACGGGCAAGACCCCCGCACTGTACTTGACGAATTTGGGTTTGTTTGGTGGTGGTGGATTCGTCATCGGTATCCTGTGATGACGAATCATTTGAATTTGATCGTTTTTGACACACACATACACACGTACTCACACACACATTCTCAACCGATGCGCGCGTTGACCACTCTCTTGGTGAATGGGTCGTATTGCATGGTCAACCTGTCTCGACGGAATTCGTATGCCACGGGTTCCCCGACCATGATAGCTCGAACTGTCAGCGTCGGGAACGACGTCATGACCAACCTCGTGGCGTCATCGAGACGCAATCCTTGTAATCCCGGAAAGTGTGCTCCTGGCACGAGATAGTACCGTTTTCCCGTGTGTCCGAGATCGAGTAATGGGACTCGCTGGTGCAGAATGGTGATCCCGTTCATGTGGACGGTCAGTGGATCGCGATTGGGTAATGTGAGCACTTCCGCCTGCGGAGATGGTGGAGATGGTGGAGATGGTGGAGATGGGGGTGGTTGTGTAGGGTCCTCGACTCGGCGGTCCACTTTCAGACTGAGGGTCGCTTCCGCAGATTCCGAGCTGAGGTTGTTGCCGACGAGGAATGCGGCACTGATGGTGATGAGACAACACGCTGCTATGATGGCAATCACCTGGACCTGGGTCATGTGTAGTGGTGTATTGACACAATCACGAGATTATATTTTTTTGCGGACCTTGTTCATTCGCTCGACAATCATGACCCCATGTGCGTTGCTGACAACAGACGGTCCCCGATCGCGTCTTTTGACACAGAAAAACGTGCAAAATGTGTCGTACTTGAGCCATCCATAGTCGAAGGTTGCTGTCCGTGGATCTTTAATGATCTGCTTCTTGGAATCGAACAGGGTAGGTGCTTCCGCCGTTCCTCTCTTGTGTGACCATACCCTCGCATTTTTCACCAAGAAACTGCGTTGTTTCAGATACGAGACCTGGGTACGTGCGACACCGAATCGCTTGGCCACCGATGCGACAGTTTCCCCGGGATCGGCCTTGTACCGAATATCGTTGTGAAAGAGGAGGAAGTGATAATCGCGATCCGGCGACAGAATCATGGCGATCACGTAGTGATCCTTTTTGCACGGGGTCATCATACCGGACTTCTTTTCGAAGCCGCCAATCACGCGAAGGTCTTCCAACACCCGCCGCTTCACGTCGTGGCAGTCCTGCAAATGAAAGTACCGACGAGACGATAGATCACCGGGCTGCAGCTTGAAGTTGAGGGGTCCCTTGCTGTTCCCAACTTGGAGCGCCCACGCATAGCAGTTGTTGCGCACGATGCCGTGTGGTTTCGAGAACAAATTGTATGCGCACACTGGTTCGCTCCCGGAGACAGCGAATGATTTTTTGGATTTGATGCCCCTCATTACCGTTTCCACGGAAGATAATTTTCCAATTGTGTACAATAAAATGTCGACGATTCGCGAGCGAGCGATTCGTATGTTTACGGAAAAGACCGCCCTCGAAGACGGGTTGGCACGGCAGCTCGAGACACGAGTCTACAATTGGTCGATTCGAAGGGCTAGGATGTTACACATTCCGCAGACATGGAAACACCTTCGATTCCGAGACTTGTACAGTCACAAGTGTATGGGGGTGGACTTCAATCTTCGAAACCCAAACAATCCTGAATTGCGAGCACGGTTGCTCGCCGGATCTATCAGTCCCCACTGGATCGTGCAAGCACACCCCCGGGAACTCTTCCCGGGACTGTGGGACGAGGTCTACGAACGGGTGGCCTACAAGGCCATGCGCAAGGTACTCAGTTCCGATGCCGCGAGTGCTCCCGATGGAGCCTTTACGTGCCGCGGTTGTCGCTCCAAGAAAACGGTCTTTACACAGATGCAAACACGCTCGGCAGATGAGCCCATGACACTGTTCGTGCATTGCCTCAATTGCGGCAAGCGATGGAAGCAATGAAACATATTGCTAGTTGTAACACGTTACTTTGGTATATCGATGCCGTTTACGTTCAATGTTCGCCCCATCATGGGCGACCCCGTTATGTGATGAGGATATGATATCTTCCACGATGGTGAGCACGGTCCGCATCTGTTTGACGAATCGAGACCTGCCACCGGGTGCTGGGTCGAAGCGTACAATCGAGACCTCAGGGTAGCCCAGGCTCTCCAGACACTGGGCGAGCTTATGTTCTCTCCACGTTTCCCGCGATTTGTTGTACGATCGATGGGCGTGTTCATCGCACTCGACCACAACGGCCCGGCCCGTTTGCGGATCTGTGAACAGAAAATCGGGTCGAAACGGCGTCCCGGGCACGACTCGATTGTGTTGGAAGTCGCGAGTGGTGTTGCGGGCGAAAAAGTGTCGGGCGGCTGATTCGTATCGTCTGTGGCGATGAGCGCGCACAGAAACGGACATATTTCCATATGGAAGTGGATTCCTTAGAATCTGGGCATCAATATAAATTAAAATGGATTTCTACGCTGCGTCGTGGCAATGCCGCGATGTGGCGACAGACTCGGACGACCTCCGCCGCTGCGAGGTCATTTGTCACGGCAAACGTACGGAGGATTCACAGGCCGTATGCCTCCGCATTCCCTTCCACCCCTTCCTGTATGTGGAAGTGCCGGAGCGACAACAAACAACGGCCCTGGCCGCGAAGGGCTTTATGTACTCCCTGCTGGATGAGACACGGGGTCTGAAAAAGGATTTGTGTCGTTTGGTGCGTCGTAAACCCTTTGTGGGGTTTCGCAACGGCGAGAAACGGTTGTATGTGGAATTGTTTTTCGAGAATCTCGCGAGTTTCAAACGCGTCAAGTACAACTGCAAGCACACGGTCTACGAGGCTGCATGTGACCCTTTGTTAAAGTTTTTGCACAGCAGCGGACTGCCGGCCACGGGATGGATGCGTGTGGACCGGTATGGGGTCGTACCCCTGGGGGATGCGTCGAGGATCAGTCGGGATACCGTGGTGGAGTGTTTGATCCCGTCAGTCCGCGATGTCCATCATGGTCTTCCCGAGATGGAAACTGTGACCCCACCATTGGTAATGTGTTCGTGGGATATTGAAGCGTACTCGAAATCGGGCAACTTTCCGGATGCCAGTGTACTCGACGACGCGATCATCACCATCGGAGCCGTGTACGCCATGGTGGGGACAGACGAACCGTTTCACAGATCGGTGCACGTTCTCGGGACGTGTCATGATATCGAGGGTGTGGACGTGCACAGGTACACCACGGAGGCCAGTCTGGTGATGGGGTTCATATACGAGACCATCCGCTTCCGAACGGATTTCTTGTTGGCGTGGAATAGTTATGGCTTTGACCACCGGTATATCGACGGACGGGCGGTCACGCTCATTGATTACGAGACGGGGGAGAGTCTCATCGATCTCAAGGCATGGGGGCGTCTGGACGATCCGGAAACTGGTATGCTCATGGAGAAGCGACTGGCGTCCTCGGCGTACGGCGATAACACGTACTACTACCAGTATACTCCCGGGATGTGCAGCGTGGACGCGTTACAGATCTTCCGAAAGGAGACCAAACACGATTCGTACACACTGGATAACATCAGCCGGCATTATTTGGGTGGCTTGTCCAAGATGGACCTCAAACCGTGGCAAATTTTTGACAAGTTTCGGGAGACCGACCCAACCGGACGCACCGAGATTGCAGAGTACTGCGTCCGTGATTGCGAGTTGCCACTCAAACTCGTCCACAAGATGAATATGCTGAATAATGTGTTCGAGTTCTCGAAAGTGACCTCGGTGCCCGTGGACTGGTTGTTGCTCCGCGGGCAGCAGATCAGGGTCTACAGTCTCCTTTTGAAGCACGCGAGAGCGCAAGGGTTCGTGGTCCCGGATATGCAGGCATCACCGGAGGACGATACGACATCGTTTACGGGAGCTATTGTTCTCGACCCCGTGCCCGGAGGATACACTGAAGACATCTGCTGCGTGATGGACTTTGCGTCTCTGTATCCCAGCATCATGATGGCGCACCATATGTGTGGGTCCACCCTGGTCCTCGACCCGGCGTATCGACAGTGTGAGGGTGTCGAGTATTACGATATCGAGGCTGCGCCAGGGGTGACGGTCTCTTTTGCACAGACCAAGGACAACGTGATCCCGAATTTGTTATACGATTTGAAACGGATGCGCAAGCAGGCAAAGAAAGACATGGAAACGGCAGAGAACCAGTTCACTCGGGGCCTCCTGGATTCGCGTCAGTTGTCGTATAAACTCGTGATGAATTCTCTCTACGGGGCACTGGGGAGCAACCACGGTCTCTTGTGCGGTCTCAAGAAGATTCCGATGAGTGTCACCGCCACCGGCCGGTGGATGATCAACGAGACAAAGCGTCTTGTGGAAACGCTGAATCCCGGTTCCAAAGTGGTCTACGGGGACAGTGTTGCTGAATGGACACCCATTACCATCAGGTATAACGGTCAGATGGAGATTGTGACATTCGAGGATCTCGCCGCGCGCGTGACATGGACACCCAGAAGCGATGGAAAAGAGGTTGCGCACCATGACGATTTGCAGATCTGGAGCGATCAATCCTGGACACCTGTGAATGCGATCATTCGTCACATGCACACAGACCCCCTCGTGCGTGTAGCAACACATACAGGTGTTGTCGACGTGACGGCACACCATTCTCTCTTGCGCCCGAATGGCGAGATGGTTAAACCATCGGAAGTCTCGATCGGTGACGACCTGATGCATGTAGAAGGTCCATCTTTTGAAACAAAACAGGTCATTAGAGAACGTGACATAAAGTTTGCTCGGATTCTTGGTTTCTTTATAGGTGATGGATCTTGTGGAAATTATAGAAGCCCATCAGGTGTGAAAGCATCCTGGACTCTAAACAATTCAGATCACAAGTTACTGATCTTCTACAAAAGGTTATTAGAGGAAGTGTATCCAACCTATGGATGGAAGATTAATGATACTTTGAAAAGTTCCGGTGTGTACAAGCTTGTACCCCATAATCATGAGTATGGGTCTATATCGGTATTTGTCAAAGAATGGAAGAATATGTGCTATTCTGGAGAAGCAAAGATAATTCCTCGCTTCATTCATGAGTCAGATTGTCGCATAAAACGAGAGTTCCTGGAAGGTTTTTACGATGCTGATGATGGCATTAAAAACGATTCGATGAGATTTGATCAGAAACATCAAATAACATGTGCCCATTTTTATCGCATGTTGCGATCCATTGGGTATAAAGTATCCATTTCTACAAGGGTCGACAAACCTCTCATCTTTCGTCTTACAGGTACCCCATTTTCTTACCAGAGGAAAACAAAAACGCCTGTCAAAAAAATGTATGACATCCCGTACAATGGATACGTCTACGATGTCAGCACAGGAAATCACCATTTTGCAGCGGGTGTTGGAGATATGGTGGTCCACAATACAGATTCAGTCCTGTGTATTCTGAATTGCGGTGACGACAACAGACAAAACCTCACAGAACATTTCCGCGTGGCCGAAGACCTGGCGGTACAAATCACGACGCATTTCCTGCCGCCGCACGAGCTGGAGATGGAAAAGGCTTTTTTCCCGTTCTTTCTCGTGACCAAGAAGCGGTATACGGGCCTGAAATATGAGCACCCGGATACCGACCCCACTATAGATATCAAAGGGTTGCAGTTGGTGCGCCGCGATTCACCGAAGCTCGTCAAACGGATTTCTCACGGGATGCTGGAGATTTTGTTGTATCAGCGCTCTTTTGATCTGGCCATGCAGTATGTGCAACGCGAGATCCTGCGTATCTTGGACGGAGACGTGCCGTTTGAGGAGTTTGTCATGAGCAAATCCATGCGCAGCTCGTACAAAAACCAGAATTTACCGCACCTCATTGTTGCACGGAAACGACGAGAACGTGGAGTGGCTCCCTTCCGGAGCGGCGAACGCGTCCCGTTCGTGTATGTCCAAAGCGATCTCGATCTGGGTATCAGTCAGCGTGCGGAAGATGCAGAATATGCACAGGAGCACCAAGTCCCTATCGACCTGCTGTACTACATCAACAACCAGGTCCTCACGCCTGTGGTGACCCTACTCAACCTCGGGTATCCTCAGGCAACCCAGGGGATCATGCAGCACCCAGACATTGCCGAGAAAATGGTGCAGCTACAGGCTCTGACCCTGCGTTTGAAAAAGACGTCCAAACGCGTGCGGACCAATACCGCTAACAAACAGCGGGAGATCACCTCGTTCTTTCGAACGGATTCCTGATCTGACATGTAATTATATCACGCTTTTTTTTGCTGGGACAAAGTATGAGCACCCTCACTATACGCACCCTTATTGTGATCACTGTTCTCCTCGTCGCCCTTGGGAGTTTAGTCTACCAACGAAGAAGGCATCATCGTTGGTCCCCGCCTATGGGCAGCAGGCGAGGTGCTGCTGTGTCGCCTCCGCCCGAGGTCCTCCGCCGCACGTACGTGCTTCGGCCGTGCCCACGGGATGCGATTCTCGAGAAAATCCGCGACCACGTCCGATCCATGCACCGCGAGGATGCCATGTTGTATCTAGCCTCTGTGTACAAACGAGGGATATTCCCCCACTTCGCTCCAGATCCGCTCTATGCCGACGAGATACTCAGGTCCCTGGTTCTGAGCGGCGACAGGGTATCCAAAGATACGCGATCGAAAGCGTTGTCTTTACTGTACAGTCCCGGGGTGGGTGGTATGGACCTGAAGGAGAGTGCACCATCGGTTCCTCGAGACGTTGGGGTCGCTGCCCAACAACAGACACATCTCAGGAGGATGGTGGACGAACCACCAACCCAGATACCGGACTTACAAAACGCACACGACCATGGCGTCGTATCCACGGCGAAACACACCCTCCGTGCCCTGGATGTTGGTCCAGGTGCAGCAGAGACAATCGTTACCGACGTCGAAGAATATATCGGGACGCAGTGTGATATTGAGTCGGATGAGACAAAAGCACGGGCATTACACGCCATCGACAGTCTCACAGACCATCCCAGCACCCAGTTCGACGGCTCCAGCGAGGTCGAGGTTCTCGCACGGGTCTGGAATGACGAACCAGACAAACGAGATCTCGTTGTGCACGCACTGTCGTCCATGATCGAAAACGGTGCTCCCGTATGCCACACGGGAAAGATGACGCGGATGTTGGATGTCGTGAAACCTGTACTCTCCATGGCGCATATCCGGGAAGAGCTCCAACACGAAGCTACACGCATACGTGACACGACATTGACTGCAGGCACGTCTCAACAACGCGAAGAGTACGAGGTCTGCGACTCGAGCTCGCTCCAGAAAAAGATGGTCGATGCATTCGACCAGTATGTCCACGGTCTCGTCTCGAGGACAGGGGTGAGTATGACTGTGCTCCAGCCATTCTGCGATGATGTGAAAGATGCTTTTTGAGTCACCAACAACTCATCCCCCGACGAAAATAAATAAATTCTTGTGGTACTGCAACATACCCACAAGTTTGCACCCACATGGTGAAAGTGAAAGTGTTCTGCAAAAATAAACAAACGGAGGCGAGGAATATCACGAACGTGAGGACAAATTTTTCACCGTTTGAAAGCTTCTTGAAAAGCAGCAAGACTCCCGTGATTTCTGGGAGTAATACCATAGCGCTCGTCTATGTGAGTTATATACCAGCAGGGCAATCAGCACTACAATTCGACATGGTCACGGGGGTGTTTGCTAAGATGAAAGACAATGGATCGAGATATCTGACCGTGAAAAACTCGAAATCGTTTTTGAAGCAGGACACACATCTCCTTTTTGCGAAAGCACGGCGAATCAGTAACGCTGCACCCTTTCTGTTTATGATCGACCAGAGAGTGGTCGCTTCCCTCGGGTGGAAATCTATAGTTGAGAAGCTGCCCTTCGCCGTGGGCAGCGACGATCAAAGCATCACGTTCTATAAGTATGAGTGGAAGAACATGCCTTCTGGACAAATTCACAGAATTCGCATTCCTTCCCTGGTATTGAAGGATCTGTTGGGACCCGGACAACCAACAGAGAAACGTGACCGCCCCGTATCAAATACTAGGGTCGCGGCTAAGACCGCGAAAAAGGGGAAACCGACCCTGGGAGACATGTATCCGATTTTTCAAAAGCATAAAATTTTCTCTGGGTGGGTAGGCAATAGCCGAATCATGTTCGTTCCACGTGAGGTGATGAATTCGAGCTCGAATCTGAAAACTCTACGAGATACGTTTAAAAACGTCAAAGTATTACCCTACACAAGTCGAGGGGGTACGTATCTAATAGTACAGATCGGAAAGCAGGTACGGGTCTTAGTTACCTCAGAAGTTGATGCACAATCTCCACCCATGTTGGTGGACCAATTGATGTGATGTGCTGTCTGTACATGCAACATCTATGTTGCATCTATCACGAGAGAAGTTTTACTTCCTCTAAATAGTGGATTAATTGTTCAACATCGATAAAAATGAAAAAGGTGACCACTTTCAAAAATATTCGAGTTATGCTATGACGTATGTGACGTTTTGCATCAACAACAACATCACCAGGATCAGCAACAACATCACCAGGATCAGCAACAACATCACCAGGATCAGCAGCAACATCAACCGCCGGTGCAGGCCTTTTTTGACCAGGCTGTTTCTGGAGACCACATATTCTGGCTGGTTTTTTTGGACCACATGCTGGTAGATACACCTGTGCATATAGACATATCTATCTATATGCAACCGTTCTTGCAAAGCGTTTCCAAGACAAGGCGACATAGTAATACTTTTCCTTACTTTAGTTTCTCATGTAACAAGGATCATACACCTACATTCGTAAATCTCGTTTTGTACGCGCGCACAGCTTCGGGTACGGTCGGTTTTTCCCATAAAATGTACCGTGATAACGTCGCTGGAGTCCTCGGATTCGTCCATGATTCTGTTGCGCCGTGTCGCGCGATGTATTGAGCGCGCTTGCGCTTGGCGAGCGCGGGATCGCGTTTCCAGTATACTGTATAATCACCATATCCAGCAGCTCCGAAGTGGACACGTGAGCCGTCATCGAAGATGGCCATGAGCTTCTTTGACGGTCTGGAGCTCTTCTGGATTTTCATATGTTCTCGCGGGAAAAAAAACTCACATGTCCAGTGGAAACCATATTCCTTCTTTCTTTTTTCCAGAAAGCTACATAACCTGGACCATCGTCCATTGTTTACTGGATTTGTTTTGTAATGCCTATCAGTTGCAATACCTAAAAATGTAACCTTTTTTTGGTTCGTCATATGGCTATAGCTTTTGTAGAGTCAGTCGGTGACGAGAATGAAAAAAATCTAATTTGTTACACGCTAAAAAAAAGGCAATTTAATTCAAACGAGGATTGTTAGTCAGACTCATCCCAACTTTCTTTTTCTCTAACCTGGTCTCTCTCGAACAAGTATGGTAGGTCTGGATGCTGATATACTACTCTGTAGTAGATTTCCTTACAGCGTCGTGCGTCCCGTTCTTTCGCTGAAGCCCAGCAAAATAAAAAATCCAGACCCTGGTCGAAATAGAACTCATGTAAGGCGCGGCAATCAGCATCAAATTCTCTTCTTGACATCAGGACCCTTACCCTCTCTAGGATCTCTCGACTCTCTGGAATCTCGTTCACGAACAAACGCTTGAAAACTTCCTTTTGTGACATTGTTCTTCGTTTCTTTGAATTAAAAGTGGCTAATTAGAACTTTTTTAGTCTGTAAAACAAAAAAAAATGAAAATTAGATGGACTGAGAAAATCAGTCGCCCACTGAGAAAATCAGTCGCCCACTGAGAAAATCAGTCACCCACTGAGAAAATCAGTCTCTCGTACCGTGATCGAATTTTCACAAAAATGATTAT